AGGAATATGACAGATTGACGCTCATGCAGGAGGTTGTTGCATCCAACACAACAGGAATCGTTGAATCCGTGACACAGTTTCAGAAAGATGCAGTCATTGACGAATACACACAGCAGTTGATTGAGGAGGGGTTGATTTAGTATGAAAATGCTTGTTGAAAGTCTCAAAAGAATGTACAAAAAAGGCACTCTCACAAAGGAACAGATTTCCGAGCGTGTCTCAAAGGGTAGTATTTCAGTGGATGAATATGAATACATCACAGGGGAGGCATACTCTGGCGGTGGTGCAGAATGAGTCCGCTTGAAATAATATCACGATTGTGTGATGTGACGGAAACTCTATCCGCAATCGTGAAAAAGCAGCAAACAATCATTGAACAGTCGAAAATCGAGGAGGCGGTCAGAGTGGAACTCCGGCAGGAGGTAGAGGAGACAGACAGGGAGATGGATGTTCTCGAATACCACATGCGGAAATACTGCGACACCGACGACCTCGAGGCGACAGAGTTCGGAAAGGAGAACGCCGTTGACGATTGAATTATCCCTGTTGCTCTCCGGAGTATCTGTTGCATTTGCAATCTTTTTCGGAATCTGTTCCAAGCAGAGAAATGAGAAAAAGGACACACAGGAAGATGCAGAACAGAGAGCAACAACCGACACAATGGTGATGGTGAAACTTGAGAACATTGCAGATGACCTCAAAGACATCAAGCGGGAATCGAGAGAGAACCGTGAGGAGATGAAAACATTGAGAGAGCGTGTTGTCATAGTGGAACAGTCACTCAAGAGTTATCACAAGAGACTGGACGGAGAACAACATTCCGACCGATAACAGGAGGGCAGGGAACAGGCAAGAATCAACCTCACAGAAAAGAGGCAATACATGAGAATGACAGAACAGGAACGACGCATCAGAATCCGGCATCTGAAAAGAATGTACCGGATAAGGGAGCGAAAAGAGAGACATGACAAAAAGGTGTCCGGTCTGTTCATGAAACGTGTTGTATTCACTTTGATTCTTGCAGCATTTATCTTTACAGTCGTGATGATATTTGTGTTTTTGCGGATGGGTTCAGAACCGTCGACACTGATTGAGAATGTATTCCGTTTTCTATCAGTCGAGGGCGGGGCGATGGCACTCATTAAGTCCGTGAAAACGGTCAAGGGAACAAAGTCAAACGGAGAAATACAACACAATGACGAGCCGGAGCAGAATGACGAGGAGGTACAAGGATGAAATACATCGTCGAGAATTGGTTTGTGATTGTGGGTCTGATTGCGGTATTAACAGCGGGAGGATATGCAGTATATGTTTTCGTGAAAATGCCGTCAGACAAGCAGTTGAACAAAGTTAGAGAATGGCTGCTCTATGCAGTCACAAAAGCAGAAAAGGAACTGGGAGGCGGTACAGGTCAAATCAAACTGCGATATGTATATGATATGTTCGTCGCACGGTTCACATGGCTTGCGAGAGTGATTTCGTTCGAGGCTTTTTCGATGATGGTCGACGAGGCACTTGAGAGAATGAAAAAGATGCTTGAGAGCAACAAAGCGATGCAGACGCTTGTGAGCGGTGAGGCAGGTGAAACGGTTGAAAAGGATATGTGATTTCGTAACCGGAAACATGCAAACAATCATGTTGATATATGCAATCGGTGCGGTCATCGTTTGGGTGGCGGTCAATATTTTCTTTTGGAAACTCTCTTTTGACATCGACAAAGAGATTCGGGAGGAAATGAGAGAGTACGGAGATTGCTATTCCGACACAGACGAGGCGAGGTTCGGAAAATGGGTGGCGAGAGTGACCGGATTCATTATTTCGATACCTGCTGCGTTGATGTGGTGGGGTACACCTCTAATCGTTGGAGGATTGATACTATATGACACGATACAAGAAAAGAATCCGGAATTATGCGGATTCACAGCAGAAGAATTTGACAAGGAGGAAAACAAATGATTTCAAATTGTGGACATGACGAAAACGGAAGATACTCCGGAGGAAAAGCCGGAGACCAAACAGGTACAGAGTGGCAGGTTATAAATTGGTATAGTAGACCGTGGAAATGCGTTCTCCGTCACCCGAACGCAAAAGTGAGAGCGATGATTGCGAGCATGGCAAAGGCAGCAGCAGTCAATAATAAAATCGGATATTGTCAGTCTCACAGGGGTACATTTTGGACGAATCTTGCAGATTCAAATTTCGACCCTGCACAGATTACAGTTGCATGTGAGGCAGACTGTTCATCCGGTGTCGCTGCAATCGTAAAGGGTGCAGGTTACAGACTGGGGATTGACGCACTGAAAAAGGTGAGTACGGCATGTTATACCGGAAACCTGCGAGCAGCACTCAAGGCAGCAGGATTCGAGGTACTGACAGAAAACAAATATCTGACATCGGATGCGTACTTGCTTGCGGGAGATATTCTGTTGAATGATGGTGCTCACACAGCAACAAACCTCACAGACGGTGCAAAGTCATCCGGAGCGGGAGCATCCAACACAACACCAGTCAAGAGCAACACAAAGGTTGATGTTGCATACGGATTCGACAAGAGCCTTGCAGGAACATACAAGGTGACTGCATCCGGATTGAATCTCCGTGCGGGAGCAGGAACAGGAAAGTCAATCCTTGCGGTGATGGAAAACGGTGAGAAAGTCCAGTGCTATGGATATTATAACGACTGCAACGGTGTGAAATGGTTGTATGTGGTTTATAAGAATATCGTCGGTTATGCATCAAGTAAATATTTGAGCAAATAGGAGGGATAATCATGTTATACTATTTAGGCAAAGGAACGGAGTTCAAAAAAGAGGACTGCAAAGAGTACAAGAAACTTGATGCAGCACTCAAGGCAGCAGCAAAGGACGAGAGCCTCGTCGTTTGGGATGAAACCGGAAAGGTCATCGGTTCACTCACGGATGATATTCCGGAGGGAGCGTTGCAGACAAATCCGGACGGCAGTGTCAACACATACGATGCGGACGGAAACAAGACCGGAACAGTAGACGCAGAGACGCTCAAGGAAATGACAACGGTCAATGACGATGTGAGCAAACTTGCAACCGGAGACAATGAGCAGGGAACACCGCAGGAGAACGCAGAGGATGACGAAAACGCCTCAAACGAGGATAAGGCGACAAATCCACCAACCGAACAGGAAAACGGCGAAAATGGGGCGAATACAGAGCCGGACAAGGCAACAGAGGAACAGCAGGAGGACAAGGTCATCATTCCGCAGGGAAAAATGAGGGTGACAGTCATTTGCGACGGTTCACTCAATATCAGACGTTCGGCAGCGTGGGGCAATGACAACATCTGCGGTCGTGCTATCAGAGGACAGTCATATTATGTGAAAGAGATTCATGTTGTAGACGGAAAGAAGATGGTCAGAACAATCGGCGACCTTTACCTCTCCGGAGAATCCGAGCATGTACAGTTCGAGCAGTTATAAAAAATAAGGACATAAAAAAGAGGACGACACCCATTTCCGGATGTCGTCCTTGTGTTATAATGAATTTATGAATGTGCTTGAAGTTTGGCAATCAATGCATCCTGCAAAACTTTTGAATAATTGATACCGTAATTTTCACATGCAGTATTAAGCCACGCAGGAATGCTCAAAGTTTTCTTGACTGCCTTGTCATTGTATGCACGGGCGTATTCGTCAAGGTTGACACAAATCAAATTGACAAGTGCTGCGTCCTCGTCTTTTTCGACTGCATCAATAGGAGTTGGAGCGGGGAGAACCTCACCATCACGCAAAGATGTGAACAAATACTGACCGCAAGCCTCTTGAGCCATTGCGAAAGCATCCGCAAGATTATCCCCGTATGTTGCTAAATCATTGAGGTCGGGGAATATAACAGAATATTTTCCGTCGTCCTCCGGATAAAAAACAGCAGGATAAATATAATTCATGATAACGCTCCTTTCTTTTAATGGGTGGCAGGTCTCATTTGAGACCCGCCTGTTTGAGTATGGAGTTGACAACCCTTTGAGGAATGTCGCCCCGATGATTTGGGATTGTAACTTTTCCCGTTTTGGTTGGATGCTTGTATTGATGATGTGAACCTCTCACATCTACCAGTTCCCAACCGTCATTGAGGACTATTTTTTCAATTTCTCGAAATCTCATTTGTATTGTTTCCTCCTTACAAGTATATAATAACACGTATAATACGTAATGTCAATAGAAAATACGTATTATACGTGAAAATATTCAAAATTATAAGAGATAAATAATAATAAAACAATGGAAAAGTGTTTGAGAGAATATGCGTAGAAGACGGGTAACTGACAAACAGTCAAAAAATGCCGTAAAATAGGCGTTCGGAGTTATCCAAACGATAATTCCAATCGAATACAGAAAACTATTAAAACCTCGGAAAGCCTTGATTTTCCGGGGTTTTTCTTATGTCTGAAATTTTAAAAATTTTCTAAAAAAGGGGTCGATTTTGAAGCGTAGCACACACGTAGCGCACAAGTAGCACACAAATTCGCTTGACATATTTGGAAAAGCCTGCTAAAATGCGGACAATCTCATATTAGAGTTTTCTGTGGGGCTACCGGGAAAGATTTAGGGGCTAAAATCCAACCGGATCAGAGGACAAGATAAAGGGTATCTGTAATATTGACACCCTTTGAGAGTTATACCAATTTTTACAGGAAAGACCGTTACCAGAAGAAACCGTGTGAATGGTCTGTTATTAGTATACGTTTTTTCTGTAACGTGCTTGCTGATATTATGCCCTTATGATATAATTATTGTTACAAGACACAGACATACAGGTAAGAGTACAAGACACTATAGTATAGAATAGAACAAAACATGATTCCTGCTTTTTGTAGATTAATTTTTATGAAAAGGAGATTTGAGATCATGGAGAAAACAAAGTATAGTCTTAGTACAATCAGAAAAAAAGCATATGCCGCAGGATATAGAGTTGAGAAAGGATTCCAGCATTATAATAATGGAGCTGTTTGCAGAGATTGTAATGGTGATGCGTATACTGGTTATAATGTGTGGGATTTATCAAGTGGCTATCTCGTTTGGCGAAGTGGTTGCTTTGATAACAACTATGACCATCTTGCAACGTTGGAAGATGTCGAAGAATTTCTAAAATCTGTCTATGAGGAAGCTGGCTTAGATTATTAAGCTGACTGGCAGGTACCTGTATAAGTGCATAAAGAAAGACCGTTACTACTATAGCAGGAGAGTAGCGGTCTTTTTCTGTAACGTAGGTTTTATTTAAAATGGAAGCATTAAAAAGACCGCCATTCAAAAAGAATAACGGTCAAGTTATCATAATGTTTTATGCGGTAAGTTGCTGTTTCTTTGCTCTGGCAGCAGTTCTTTTGGCTTTTCTTTCCTCAGCTTTTTTTCTGTCGGCTTCATCTTGTTCTTCCATTCGACGGTATCTTTCTTCAAAATATTTATCAATAAGTTGCCCGCCATTACTTTCTTTATGCTTTTGTAATGCAATAAAATAATTATGTTCGCTGACAACTTTTAAGAATCCGGGTTTAAGAAGATAACTAAGTAGGGGCCGTTCTTCGGTACAGGCACCACAGGAATTATAGTCTAAACCGCCTGTAAGGTAACCGTTATATTTCTGATTAGATTCGATAAATATAGCTGCTGTTTCTCCGAATAATTCCACTACTCTATAATATGGAATGGCGTTTTGACCGCACAGTAATATTGCTTCATTTTCAAATAATTCATTGGCTTCTGTTGAGTTTAACATTTTTTCGATAATTCCAATTTTATAATCCATGATTATTTCTCCTGAGTTTCAAGTATTTTAAAAGTTTTTTGAGCTTTGTAAATATAATCACACATGATAAGAAGTTCCGTGCACATATTTTCTTTATTATAAGCGAATGTAAAGGCGTCGTTTTCGCTCATTTTCTTAGTACTATTAAATCCATAACAGTCCATAAATTTGTCAATGAGGTATTTGACCTTATCAATACAATCTCCCATTTCAAACATAGCATTTTCTTTGTCTCGGTCGATTCTATCTGGATTTTCGGTTTTGAGTTTCTGCAATTCTGCTTTCAGACTTTCATTTTTTTTCTGCTGATCTGCGATGATTTCAGATGCTAGTGGCTGTTTTTCTGATGCTAAATTCATAATAATACTTCCTTTCTGTTAAAGGAGTATGTTATAATAGCCATGCTCCTTTTAGTTTGTTAAGTGGTGTTTTCAAGGTAAAAGGTGTTCGCCCTGTAGTTGGCAG